CGCATCTCTCAAAGAGGTTTCTTGGTCAACGGGGGGCATTATTTTCTCCGGTAGTGTTGTGCGACTGCATTCTTAACTGCTTCTACTCGTGAGGGATCTTTACCGCCTGTGGTAAAGAACTCAGCACGTTGTTTAGCAGCTCTTTGGAAGTGCTGTGAGAAATCGTCGATCGTCGTTAAGTTGTTGGCCTTCATAAACTCTTTATGTTGTGTACGGGAGCTGAAACGTGGGTCATTTGCATCCTGATAACTCCTATCATTCCACAATATGTGATCAGCCCCCACAGGAGGTTGGACAAAATCATCCGAAACCTCCACCCATTTATTTCCGACTGCTATGTATCGTTTTCTTCCACTCATTGCTGTGGTCTCCTAGAGGCAGCGGCCTTCGCCTTCAAATCTGCTTGAAGTTTTATACGCGACCGCTTAATTTCATCCTGAGTTTTCACTGTACGAAGTTTAATGGTGTTCATTGTATCCATTTGCTTCATTTTAGTGCCAGCGTTGATATCTGAAACCTTAGCTTGAGCAACTGCATTGTCTTTAGCCAGTTCAGATTGGGCGCGAACCATATTTGTTTGAATTTCTTGGTTCTTACGCTGTAATTCTGCTTGAGTTTTAGCCTGAATAGCCTGCGCCTGAGCATTTGCAACGATAACGCGTGGGTCAGGCTGCTGCTGTTGCGGATTCTGAGCTGCTTTCGCTAGCTTATTGGACATTTGAGTGATTGCTCTGCTAAATACCCCCTCAATAGTCGCAGCAGACCGGAATCCCGCAACACCCCACTGAAGAACTTGCAGTAGGAATGGTCCTGCTTCCGGTTCTATCTGTAAAAGTGGGATTACTTGGCTGATAAACTGCCCCGCAGCGGTGATAAACTCCACGCGCCCTGCTCTTTCAGCATTATAATCCGGAATTGCAAGGGTGTCAGCGAAAACTTGAATCCGATAACACCGCATAAAGTCGTCCTTTATGATTTGAACTGCTTCAACGGCAAAATCAGCGTCCGGAGTCAGTTCAATCAAAGACCTTTGGATAATAGTTTCAGGTAGAAAGTGTTTGGAGATGATTTCTGCCTTAATGCGGAGTACTCTTTGGATAAATTCCGCGACTTCCCCTTGAAGATACTGCAAACGGACGCTGGAATACTGTGATTTCATCTCTTGTGCGCCCAATGTCTCCCGAGCATTAGTCTGTCCGCGCATGATATCACTAATACCAGTCAGTTCGAAAAGCTCAACCTTCGCAGCTTCCTTCGCACCCCGTAGTTTGTCTAATGCCCCAACAACCATATCCAAAGGATACCAATCCACAACTCCCTTCATCCCGCCTTTTTCAGCGAACATTGCCCAATTTTCTACGGGAATCATCTTATTTTGACTATTCCCAAGGATTTGACTCAACTCTTTGTTCGCTTTATCATACACACCAGATGCTTGGATCGCATCCTCAAGCATTCCTATCCGGCGCGAGAGGTTATCCAGACGCCGGTATTGACTTTGAGCCATTAAATAGTCCGCCTTAGGGACTAAATTTGATGTAGTATGTGTGGCAAGAAGGGGTTTCGGGCAAGGAAAGAAGTCAGCCAACTCTAGTGGATCATCTTGCGAATCCAATTCCCAACTACAACTCTTACTTACCCAGTGAACTGTGCGAGTTGGACGATGCCATATTTCAAAAACCTCAGTTTTCTCCACGCCCATCGTTTCTGGAGTCACCCTATCCCCAACCTTGTCCACAGCAGGTTTCTTAGTCCATGCTACAAGGGAATCATAAGCTTCTCCAAATCTGGAACAAAAGGCATCCCGATCCATCCACACACGCTTGGCAACCCATCGACACTCTTCCCAAGTACGACAGGGAGACCACAGAAAATCTTCCCAATACAAATAATCAGTGAAGACATGTTCCGTTTTCACTCTTTCCAAGACTAATGGCTCCATGGCCTCATTATCTTGTGGAATTTCCAACTGCTCAATCTCTGGCTCGTAAGAAAGCCACACTTGTCCAAGTCCAGAGACGAGTCTATCCTCAACAGTCTGTTTGAACGCCGTATTCAGATCAGAATCAGGCTTCTCAAACCCCTGTGTAATAAGTCGCTCCATCATAATAGCCGCGACCCGCCCCTGCTGATCCATATAATCATCCCACTCCCGCTTTACCAGCGGCTTCGGAGGATTCGCGTACAGCGACGCTTTCAAAACCCCAACATTCGCCCAGAAGATGTTATACTTATCCGCCCCAGTTTCCTGCACGGATGTGGAGTCAGTTTCATTCAGGTAGCCCCGAATAACGCGGCGTCCCCGCTGCCAGAATTTCCTAAGTTCTTTCTCCGCAAGGGTTAACTCTTTAACCCAACTTTCCGAAGAGTTACTCTTAGTGGATGATTCCTGTTGAAGCTCTTGATCCATTTTCGTTATCCTCAAATAAATCTGTCAAAGTAAGGGGGTAACTCTTCATTGTGTGCAGCGTGGTATCAACTTGTTGTATGATTTTCTTCTTTGCCACGATCGCAAAGTACCTGAACACATCCGCATAATGGGAGGACCAATCGTGAACAGGTTGATTCGCAAAAGCCTTCTTATCTTCATCCCACTCCCGCCGATAGGTCTTCAATGCCTCTATTAGCATTTCGCAGGAATTCGCGTTAAAGTAAATTTCTGGAAACAACATCCGTGCAGCGGCGATTCCGTCTAAGATATCAAGAGAGGGAACTATTCTAGGCACAATTCCAGCTGCGATGAATTGTTCCACGATGGATCTTCCTGTTTGCAGCGTCTTAGCCTTCGCATCATGAGGGAGCCACACAACTCCTCTAGAGCAGCCATATGCTGCACAGATTTCATTGATTCGTTGAATATAATGCCTAATTGGTCGTAAATTATCACTCTCGGCGTGAATGATAGGATACCCATCAGGGGCGTCTTGAAAGGCAATGGTAGCTGTGTCATCCCGGAATCCTAGGTCAAAGATGAAGTGTAGCGGCATATCCTGATTTGCTTCCAACGACTGGACACGCCCAGCCGCAGTTGCTTCCATGATCTCTGTAGAGTAAAATGCTCCTCGTGCGGAAGCCTCAAATGAACACTCCATTTCTTGGGCGTACTCTTCGGGAAGCATCAGTTTCTTCATCTCATGGAGTTCTTCTGCATCAATGAGTGCAGTCTCGCTAACAGGATGGATCTCCACAAACCAGCGGGTCATGTCTTTAATAGCCTCACGCACAAGATCCCTAAAGTGATTAGGTCCATTCGGTGTTCCAATGAACACAGCCCACCCCTTCCGGTCAACGAGAGTTGGGAGAATAACCTCACTCCAGATGGAGGGCTTCATCATCCCATACTCATCTAGAACCACCCCATCAAAATACTGCCCACGGAAGGCGTCAGGATTATCCGCTCCATAGAGTGTGAACTTCGCATCATTGAAGTACATTAGACTAAGCTCCGACTCACTCTTTTTCTTAGTCATTCCTTGGGAATACCTATTCACATAGTCCCAAGCGATCTGTCTTGCTTGATTCAGATAGGGTGCGATATAAGCAAACCGCCCAGGCTCCCGAGCAGCCTTTCCGTGAATGATTGGAGGCTGAAAAGTTAGAATACGGGCAATACTATCATTGATAGTCGCCACTGTTTTCCCACCCCGACGGTGAACGACGAGTATCGCCCACCGTTGAACACGATTGTGAAAGTTATAGAAGATAGTACGCGGCTCGTACTGATGCTCAATCGTCTTTAGCATCTTCTACCATCTGCTGCTGGGAGAGTGCCCTAGGAGCGAATGCCATTTTAATCAGAAGCTCCTGGGGGCCATCCAATTCTGCAGTAGAACTGGCGGGGAGGAGTCTTCCATACAGTTTGAAGAAATCAGTAGGGTTCTGATCTGCCCATACCGCGAGGCGGGGGACTCCCCCTATCATTTCAAACGAATGTTGAAATGCTGCTATTACGTCTGCGCGCGTAACACTACGCGACTTCCTTATACGACCGGAGGGGGCGTACAGGGGGCCGACATCTCCTGCCAATCGATGAAGTGTGTCTTCTGGGTCCATAGTGCGAGGTATCCTAC